TGTATCTGGAAATAATAATGATTTTACTGTAGCTAATATACCATCACACGACCAGATGGGTGACTCTCCAACCTTCAACTCTGATTCTAATGGTGGTAATTTTTGTACTTATAATTTTTTAAACAAAGGCACTTCAAATACTTTAACTGAAGGAAACTTACAAACTTCTGGTAGTGCAGGTGGTAATGTATCAGGAACTATGGCTTTTCTAACTGGTAAATGGTACTGGGAACAGAAAGCTCAAACAGTTTCTGCTTATGGTCCAACTTTTGGAATAGGACAATTAGGCTCAACTGGGTCTGCTACAGTAGCAGGGGGAGAATATAATATAATTACATGGCAAACTGATGCTGGTCAAATTTATGGTGGTGGTGGTTATCCTCAAGGTATGGGAACAATTACTGTAACACAGACAGGTGTAACTGCTCTTTCTTCTGGTGATGTTATGGGTTTTTGGTTAGATTTAGATAACAATAAATTGTGGATTACAAAGAATGGTGCTTTTTTAAATTCAGGAAATCCTGCAACTGGTGCTAATCCACAAGCAAGTTGGGCTTCTACTGGTACACAACCTATGACTTTGACAACACAGAATGTAGCAAGTGGAGTTGGTGTATTAAATGCAGGTCAAAACCCTAGCTTTAATGGTGCTTTAACTGGTGGTAATATAGGTACAGCAAAAGATAAAAATGGTTTTGGATTATTTAAATACGACCCAAGTAGTACAGACTTTATTGCTATGTGTTCTGGCAACCTCCCAACAGCAGATGAAATAGACCCTGCAAAAACTGATGATAATTTTCCACAGAAATTGTTTAGTCCTATAATATGGACAGGTAATGGTGCTACAAGTCGTGCAATAACAGGATTAGGCTTTCGTCCTGATTGGTTATGGTTTAAAAGTAGAAGTAGTGGATTTTCTCATAGACTATACGATACTACAAGAAGTATAGCTTCTAATGGTGGTAAAAGATTATTTTCAAATACAAATGGAGCAGAAGTAAATCAAACAAGTGGACAAGATATATCAGCAGTAGGTAGTGATGGATTTACTTTAGGTGCAAGTAGTAATTTATATACTAATGATACAAACTCTGGTGGTTTGCAGGTAAACTGGTCGTGGAGAGCAAATGGTGGAACAACAAGCTCTGGTTCTGGAGATTTAACATCAACCCAACAAGTTGATCCAAGTGGTGGATTTTCTATTGTTAAAGCAGTAGGAAGTGGTTCTGGAGATAGAACAGTTTCACATGGGTTATCAGCAGCACCAACATGTATTCTAGCTAAAAATTTAGATGCAGCTTATAACTGGGATACTTTCTGGTCTAAAGGATTAACAGCAACCAGTTATAGTCTACGATTAAATACAACTGATGCTCAATTATCTGGTCGTTGGGGGACAGTTAATTCTTCTATATTTACTTGTAAAGAAAACTATACTTGGGCTGGAACAAATAATTTTATTTACTATTGTTTTACAGATATAGAAGGGTATATTAAATCAGGTTCATACAAGGGAAATGCAAATGCAGATGGGACATTCGTTTATACTGGATTTAAACCTGCATGGGTTATAGTTAGAAGTACAAGTGGTTCAAGGCATTGGGGAATACATGATACTAAAAGATCAACTTTTAATCCTTCTTTACTTCAAATAGATGCAGACGATAGTTATGCAGAATTTTCTTCAGCAAGTAGATCAAGGGATTTTTTAAGCAATGGTTTTAAATTAAGAACAGGTGATGCAGATGTAAATGGATCTGAAACTTATGTATACTTAGCATTTGCAGAAAACCCTTTTAAATATGCAACAGCAAGGTAATTAACAAAGGAGAATAACAAAATGTGGGCTTTACTAAATAACGCAGAAGATACAATAGAGGAAATAATAAGTAATCCTAAACCTATGGTTATTGATAACATTACACACTCTCGACAAATATTTAAATGGACTACAAGTGAATTGAAAGCAGTTGGTATAGTGCCAGTTACAACTACTGGAAGCCATTTAGATACTAATTATTATATAGAAGTAGATGAAGCATTTGCAATAGCTAGTGATAAAGCAAGTGTAATAGGAACTATTGGAGTTAAAGCTGCTGATAAAGCATTAGAAGATGTAAATGCAGTAGATGAAAATGGCGACCCTCTTTTAGATAATAATGGTGTGCAAATTGTTACATTAGGTTTAAAATCCAACGCTAAAAACCAAGCAACTACACAAGCTAATGGGTATTTGCAAAGCTTTGATTGGCTTATACAAAGAAAAGTTACAGCAAGCACCGCAATCCCAAATTCTGTTATAACATATATGGCTGCAATTCGCACCGACCATGCAAGCATAGCAACAGCTTTAGACGGAGCATCAGACATGGACGCTTTTATAGCTCTTCATACAACAACATATAAGGCTGATGAAACTATTGATGTAATAGCTAAAACACAATCTTGGACTTCTGACGCTAATGTGAAAGCTTATAGGAGATAATTGTGAAGATGTCTGCTAATCAAGTAAAAGCCAAACTTGATACTCATGAAGCTGTATGTGCAGAAAGATGGAAAGAAACTATTACACGTATAAAACGCCTAGAAGCTGTCTTCATTGCCTTTAGTGGCACAAGTATGGTAATGTTAGCTACAATAATAATAAAGCAAATTTAGGGAGCTTATTATGCCAACTAATTCAGAAGCCAGACAAATAGCAATAAGAGGTGTAACTTCAATAAAAGCTTTGCATAATGAAGATTGGATAGCGTTGTTTAATACTCGTTCTATTACGGCTGGCACATTTAATGAAAGATTACTTAAATATATAAATGGCGAATTAACAACATCTTATACAGACATAAATTTAGCAATACAAGCTTTTGCTACAGACCAATCAGACTATAATTTTTCTAGTATGGGGACATTTACACCATGAGCCAACAATCACTTAGACAAGCAAGTTGCCGAGCCGAAGCAGGAACAACTGGAACTTATAATGAGGACTGGAATAAAGTTTTTGCAGATTCAGGCTTTACAACTGGAACTTTTTCAGAAAAGATGTTGGCATATACTAATGCACAAGGTAGTGCATGGGATAATGCAGAATGGGATCAGAATAACTGGGGGTCAGGACCATATACTAATGTGAATGAAGCAATGGCACAATTAGGAAGTCAAAATGGAACAGATGAACCTGGAAGTTTATGGTCGCAAATGGGCACATTTAGTGCAGAATAGGAGATTAATATGGATATGATTTTAAATTTAGTAACTGGCGCACCTGCTTGGGTTACTGCTGTTACAGCTTTAGTTACTGCTGCAACGGCAATCACAGCCTTAACGCCAACGAAAACAGACGATAAAGCAATTTCTTTTATATTACGCATACTAAACTTAGTTGCTGGTAATATAGGTAAGAATACAAATAAAGACGACAAATAATGGGTTGGCTTTCTGCTTTAGGACCTATTGCTAAACTTGCTTCTAAAGTTTTTGGCTTTATGCTAATGCGGAAAGCTGTCCAAGCTGATGTAATGAAAGACCAACTAGACGATATTAGGGTGGCTGATGAAGTTAAGAAAAAAAATAATGCTATTTCTGCTTCTGCTAAGCGTAGCAAGTTGCGGAAGTATAGGAAGCGGAAATAAAGGGTACTGCATAATTGCTAGTCCTATTAATCCTACTGATGCAGATATAGACGTTATATCTGACGAACTCGTTGACGATTTATTAATTCATAATGAAATATATGAAAGGTTGTGTGATTAATGTATGAGTATAAAGCAAAATTAGTCAGAGTAATAGATGGAGATACTATAGATGTTGACATTGATCTCGGTTTTAAAGTGTTCTTGCAGAAAGAGCGAGTGCGATTATTCGGTATTAACACTCCTGAAAGCCGAACAAGAAACTTGGAAGAAAAAAAGTTGGGTTTGGCTGCAAAGGCTAGGCTTAAAGAGTTGTTGCCAAAAACCTTTATTGTAAGAACAGAAAAAGATGATAAGGGCAAGTTTGGCAGAATACTGGGTATTCCTCTTGTAGAAGGTAGGAATATATGCGATCAATTAGTTGAAGAAGGGCATGCCAGAAGTTATTTTGGTTTTGGACCTAAAGAAATCTGGGTATAAAGGAGAGTACAATGTCTGAAAGTTTCGGAAAATGGTTAACAAGATTGTTTATAAGCCAACCAAAAGAAGATTTAACAAAGATGTCAAAGACGCAATTAGAAGCAAGAGGAAGAGAAGTTGGTATAGAACTTGATAGACGTTACACTAAAGAAAGATTAGTAAAAAAACTAGAAAAGCATTTAGCAGACCATTATGGATAAACAATAAAAGGAAAGTATTATGCAATTTATATCACCAGGAAATCAAGGTCAAGCTCTCGGACCAAAACAAGCAAGCCAATCTCCAGGATTAACACCTGCTAATCAACTTAACCAACAACAAATGTTAGCACAAGCATTAAGAGGTCAACAACAAGATCAACCAACAG